GGCTCAAAAGCGCGATAGGCTTCTTCGTTACCACCGACCAACTGACGCAGGTCCTGCGCTGCTCGGCCTTGGGTGTAACGATTAAGTGTTCCGGTGTCCATGAGCGAACGAGGACGGCTAGTGACTGTAGGAGGTGTCCAACTGAATCCTGATCCGGTAGCCGAGATCAACCTAGCAGCAGGCGTGTAGTCAAAGCCTGTGAGCTGCTGAGTTCCCATTACATCTTCAGTAACCTCGGTCCGTGGAGCGCTTTCCCTGAATGCTACATCCAAAGAAGGCTCGCCGGGGGCAAATACACTGGTGTTATCCGGCAACGGCTGATAAACAGTAGGAGGCACGTACTCTGATTGTGTCTGAGGAAACTGCTCTGAACCAACAGGTGTCGCCGCCGGTATCGCCGCCGGCATAGGTTTTGGTGCGGGTTCTTGGATGTTAAACAAAATATTCGGGTCGACGCCAACACTGGCAATGTCTGACAGAGAAAGACCCTGTGTTGTAGCAACCTGTTGCGCGTAACGACGCTCGTCTTCACTAAGCACATTGTCCGCCATGAAGTCAGCAAGAATCTTTTTCGCGCCTGTGGCATAATCCGCACGACTTTCATTCGCCAATCTTCCGCCTGCGCCAAACGCAGACTCACCACCACCTAACTGAGCCGCGGTCAGCGGTGCGCCAGACGCGAAGATCGCATCAATGGTCGACTGCTTTACGCCCGCGTCTAACGCATCCTTAATGCTAACGCCTGATTCAATAATGGCATTGTAGGCTTTGGCCGCATCCCACGAACTTGGGTCTTCTGCTATCTCACCAAGAATGCGCTCTTCTGCTTTACGCAGGTTTGCGTAGTAATCCTCTATCGACATTCCTGATTCACGAGCAGACTTCATGGCCGCTGATTCAAGGCCCGCGGCCCATTCGCTTCCGGCATACAATGCAGGGTCTCCGCCTGCGGCCATACGGACAGGCAGACGAGAAAGCATCTCTCGTGCAGATTGATTGGCCATAGACGATCCCTCGAAAAAGAGTTATTGTTTCGCTAGTTTAGGCCTAATAATACTCAGGCACAAGTCCCTCAGTTTCATCGTCTTCATCCTCGTCGTCATGCAACTGAATGAAGTTCCCCGCACGAAATCGCATCAACGCCTGAGTGGTGCTATCCACTAAGTCATCATTATCACCATTTGGAAATGCAGCGCACTCCTCGATGAGCTCTTCCGCCCACTGCGTTTCAGGTGCCCAGACCATGCCGGACTCGAGAATAGGTGCAACAGAGTTGGCCCGCGAAACTTTGTCCTGACCTGCACGGCGCCCGCCGGGTGAATACATGGTGACAGGAATACCTAGCCTACGCAGTTCTTGCTGAAGCGTGATACCTGTCGCCTTTGCCTCAATCAACACATTATCCGGCTGCCAGTAGTCATACTGGTCCTTGGCAATACGTTTGAGTTCAGGAAAGTCCCAACGACCCTTTCTCACATCAATCAACAAGATGCTTGGTCCGTGGTCCTCGGTCGGATAGAAAACGCCCCACGTCGTAATGACAGAGAAGTCCGCTGTCTCCTTTTTTGAATAGGCAGTATCGTAGGATTGGATGATGTACTCGAGCCGCGGCATGTAGTCCTTTTCCCAGATACGCCACCACTCACGTTTCAGGATTGCCCCTTCATCCGCCGTGGGCCGCTGCTGATACATCGCGTTCCACTTCTGAATGGACATAGAAGCACGGACCGCGCGCAACTCGTCAAGCTGCCAGAAGCTCGGCCAAAGGGCACGTTCTTCAGGCTCGCCCTCGTCGAAGATGGCAGGAAACTCGATAACCTCCCACTGGTCCGCATTGCTGTTAGACTGAGCTTTGAGTAGTCGGGCCGTTAGGTCCTTAGTTCCCCACCTAGTCATCACAATAACAATAGCACCGCCGGGTTGCAATCGAGTTCTAGGGCCAGAGGTGTACCAGTCCCACGCATTGTCCAGAGCTAGCTGAGACGCCGCGTCCTGTTCAGAGTGAGGGTCGTCGATGATCAACATGTCCGCACCGCGGCCCGTCATTGCACCACCGACGCCCACGGCAAAATATTCACCACCATCGTTAGTGTCCCACCTTCCGGCGGCTTTACTATCGGCCTTCAAGGCAACGTCAGGAAATACTTCCTTGTATTTATCAAGGTCCATGAGGTTACGCACTTTACGGCCGAAGCGGACAGCGAGCTCGCCGGTGTGCGTTGCCTGAATGATCTTGGTGCTTGGACGACGGCCCATGATATAGGCCGGGAGCAAGTAGGATGCAAATTCAGATTTCGTGTGTCGAGGCGGCATGTTGATAATCAAGCGCTTCAACGTGCCGTTGGCAATACGGTCAAACGCCGCGGCCATCTTTTCGTGGTGGCTAGACAGGATGGCTTCAGGCCATACGTAGCGTGAAAAACCAAGAAAAGTATTTTGTGCTTTCTCTTGGCCCTCTAGCATAGCTAGACGGTACTCTAATCGAAGACGTTCGGCTTCGATGTCTTCAGGGGCAGCGTTAGGTAGCATGCGGTTCCTTTTCTTCTTTCTGTTTGACTATGCTGAGTATAGCAGCTTCCTGCTCTTCTTCTTCATAGCTCTCGATAAAGGCCACAGTTTCCATGACCTCTTCTACGGTATACCGGCCTCGAGTGTACTTCAGTATTGCCAGTATTAACTGGGTGTAGTTGTACTCTTCCATACAAAACCCATTTTCAAAAAATTTGCAAAAAATTTTTTAGCGAATTGATTCTCAGACAAAAGGGGGTGGGTTGCAAGGATGTTCCACGTGAAACAAAAAGGGCAAAACTGTTTTGGGCCAAATTATTTATACGAAATCGGGCTAAAGCGCCGCGGCCAAGCAGCCGGGGGCCCCGGCCCGCCCAAATGCGAACGATTCTCATTTGGGCGTCGAAATCGGCACCAAGGGACCCGCTAATTCCGGTAATCATAATTACCGGAATTAGTGATTCGTTTAAAATCAAGCACTTAGCTGTTTCCGAGGCCCGCGGCCCGGGGAAATCACTATATCTTGTGGTCGCCCCGGTCCGGGGAGGGTCACCCTCGGGCCATGGACCGCCGCCCGGGGGGCGGTTTTTCGGGGCCAAAATCCACCGGGGGCCGGCCCGGCCGAGCCCCCTTTCCTAGTTTACGTACAGGACGCTCACGCCACGTTCTCTTCAAAGCAATAGGTAGGGATTGCTTACGCTTAGCGGCGCTCCTGCGGGCTCTCAGGCATCATACAATCAATGTGGTGAGATTCGCTAAAAGTTGGCGAATTTCGCCAACTGTTGGCATAAAAAACCCGGCGTGTGGGCGCCGGGCTAAAACTCTCGATTCAAGGATGTCACACGCTTACCAACTGCTCGCGTAACGCCTCCCAGTTAACGCTATCATAGGGCCACTCGTCAAGGGGCTCAGTGTCGATACCCGTAGCTATCAGGTCCTGCGCCTGCCTGCCGTGGTACAGCAGCAGGCGTGCCTCATTGGGCTTCTGGTGCAGCACTAGAATGAACGCCGGCAGCTCCGCCATCCCGTGCCTCAGATTGAAGGCTATCTGGTGCGGGCTCAGCTTCACCCTGCGGCCGCTCTTCACTACCTTCAGCTCTATCATCACGAACCGGCTGTCGATCAGGCCCACTAGACAATCCGGTATCCCCAGTCCCACCCGGCTCTCCAGTCTCGTGATGATCGCTCTCGGCAAGTTCTCCTTCACTTTCTGGTGCAGCAGGCTCTCTGGACCTCTGGCCATCGCGCATCTCCTCAATCATCGTTTTAGGCTTTTCTTCGAGCTCATCTGGCGTGACGTCAATCAGAGTCTGCGGCGGGGCGCCGTATAGGGCTTTAATCTCTTCAAGCTTGCGCCTTACCTCGTCCTTACTCATCGAGTCGATAGTGCCGTGCCTGATTTCTTTGCGGTCGATGTAGATGGTCCCCAGTGCCTGCCCTCGACGATACTCGGCCGCCACGGCGGCGCTGTAGTTGCCAGCGTCTAAAGCGGCGTCACGAATGATCTGCAGGTCGCGCATGTGCCTGTCGAAGTTCGTCACGTACTTTGCAGAGAGCTCACGCCGATACTCTTGGATCGCTGCGACTACCTGCGGGTAGTATTTTGGGTTCGTAAGCTTATTGGCCTGCGCCTGAGCGTTTTTCTCAGGGTAGCCTGCCCGTATGGCTGCCTCTCTCAGAGTGACGCTCCCGTCGCCTGCGACGAGCTCTTGCACAAACTTCCACTGCTGCGGCGAGACTGCGTTCTCCTGTTCCTTCAAGGGCTTCACCGGCTGCGCTAAGCGCTCTTCCATTTTGTCCATTTTCGCCGACTTCACCGGCACAGTGTTGAACAGCTCTTTCATTCGTTTGCTCATGCAACTCTCCTGCAAATCCAGACACCTTCCCGGTTAGGCCGGACCGTAAACTTACGGCCGACACTTCGAGCGTCCCGGTAGAATGTCTTAAGGGCGTTTCTGGCCTTCTGCGCGTCGTCAGGGCTCATGAGAATAAGAAAGTCTCCGACTAGCATGCCAGAGAATGGGTAGCGTTGGATTCGTCCCGATACAAGCTTTGACAGGGTGTGCTGCTTGGGCACTATTCCCGGCGTCGTACAGGGCTCGTCGTAGAGTTTAGGCATCAGGTCCTCCTAAGGGTGTTAGGGCAGGGAATGTACTCTATAGGGGTGTTTACAGTCAAATTCAACGCTCCTATAGAGGTGTAATCTACAAAAAAATATTTTTCACTACTGAAATGGACCGCGCGCGATGAATCTAAAATTTACATCATTACACCATTACGTCTGTTAAAACATAGACGTAATACTAACGGAATAGATAACCTACTGATTTTAAATAACATCTACACCATTACGTCTATAGAGGTGTTATACGTACATAAAAAAATAAAACTCTTTTTTTTCAGATTACACCTCTATAGGGGCCTTTCCTTTGATCTGACCGGTGGTCCGTGGTCCATGCCACTCGAACCCGCATAAAATAAGGCCTCCAGCGCCATACAGGCTCCTACAGCAACGAAAATCCCGCCGTAATACCTTCACCCCTATTTCCATGCAAAAACGCCCGAAAGCCGCGTCCCACGGGCCTTTCAGGCATTCCCCCCGTTGCCATTACGCCTCATTACGTCAAAATTCAGTGTAAGGGCAAAAAACGAGTGTAGTTTCCGGTAACGTAATGCAACGTAATGTAGAAATTAACGTCAAAAACCTTTTGAAGAAGAGGTGTCGTTTACTGGATTCGGGCCCTGATTAGAGCCCGAATCGCGGCGGATTAGTCTAGAAGCTTGGGCTTCGTTGGGCGCTTGTAAAAGCCGAATTTGGGATCGTCCTTAGACGGCGTGACGGCGGCGGCGAATGTGACCCTCGCGCCAACGAACTTGAGTTTGGCGTTTTCGTCCTGTTTGTACTCATTGTCGTAAAAGGCCTCGACTATCTTGATTTCAATAGCAGAAGGGATAGTGCCGTAGACCACGTAGCCTTTGTCGTCCTTCACGGTTATCTTGCGAACTTGACCGAAGTCAGACTCGACGACTTTCTCCCCGACGATCACGCCAGTGATCTCAATGCGGCCCTCAGGCAGGTCAGGGGCATCAGCACGCTCAGCGGCGGCCTTGGCAATCCACTCAGCCTTTTTAGTTGCCTTCCACTCGGCTTCACGAGCAATGGCCTTCCTGACGGCCTCACACTGGCCCTCAGTGAGCTTTCCGTACTTGTAATGGTAGGCTTCGAAGAGAGACTCGGCGAAGTTCTCAGGCTTATGATTGGGATTATCGATGACGCAGAAATGACCGTTGTCATAGACCCAATCGAGGATTGCCTCGTGATCTTCAACAGTCCTTCGGAACGTCTTCTGTGCGTTACCGATAATATAGGCCTTTCGAGCGGCTTCGTAAGCGGCGGCATTTTCGATCATGTTCATTCTCCTGTATGCGGCCCCCGTGGGGGCCGTGGTCCGTGGTTAGTCCTGCCAGATTCCTTCGATAGCTTCTTCTTCAGGAAGCGGGACAATGTGGTAAAGGCCGCTGTAGTCGCCTTTCTTGTCGATTAAGATAACGTGAGCTGCGTCATCGGCCCACACCACTTTGATCCAAGCGGGGACAATCTCAACTTCACCCCAAGCGTCCTTTACTTTCGCAATGCCTAGACCGTAGCCTTTTGGCGCGTCCATTTCTGGATCAAGATGAACTTCTTCTTTTTTGATTTCCCAGTCGATGATTTTCATGCCTTTCTCCTGTATCCGGCGGGGCCACTCCCCGACAACAACTGTAGCTTAATCGAAGTCAGGGGTCGCCGTCAACTACTTTGAACCACTCTTTTCTACATATTAAAAAAAGATGGATCACGCCGCTTCCGCGGCGCTCTCCTCGTTTGCCTGCAGGCCGTGGAGAAAATCCACGGCTTTGTGAGCTTGGCTGGACGCCCGGACGATCAGGCGCTTGTCATTCTTCAGGGCCTTGAGCCATGACGCAAGGTACTGGGCATGGTCAGGGCGAGGCTCGGCGCTGATGCCGAGGTCGCTGCACAGGAAGGTCGCGGCCAGCTCGGCTACCAGCTCTTCTTTGGCATAGTCCTCGGAGCCAAACGAGTTAGCCAGCTGACGATTGAGGCGAGTGCGATGACCAGTCCAATGACCGAGCTCGTGAAGCAGGGTGCCAGCGTAGGCTTCCTGTGCTGAGCTGGTGGCTGTGCCGACGAAGTCCGTGATCGCCGGGACGACGATGTAGTCAGCTGTCGGCTTGTAGAACGCGCTGTCAGAGCCCGCTAGGATGCGTATGTCAGCCCCTGTTCCGTAAGCAAAGTCGAGGGCAGCCTTGACTCTCTCGTCGGCCTCAGCGGGGCTCTCAGGAGCCTCTGGGACCTGCCGGGGCTCGAGGCCTTCCACCTGCTCGGCATTGAAGACCGAGATCAGGCGCAGGAAGGGAATAGTCACCTCGTCGCCAGTCTCTTTGTCCTTGATGTCAAGGGTCTTGAAGAAGGTGATCTTGGTGCCCTTCTCACCAGCGCGGACCTGACAGCCTTTGTCCTGCCATGCTTGGTAAGTGCCCCAGCGGTCGTCACTGAAGCCTGCTGCCCAAAGAAGCAGGGGGTTGCAGCCGCGGTACGGCTTGCCACTGCTGACGCTGATAGGACGAGAGGATGAGCCGCCGTTGCCGGACCATGGCTTGGTCCAGTTGGCGCCGTGAGTTTCGATCAGGCTGATAATGGTGTCAGTGATCAGCTGGTAGTTGTCTTGATGTTTCTTTGGCATGTCGCTTTCTCCTGTATGAATTAATTAACCTACAAACGAATAGTAGCACATCCAGGGAACAAAACAATACCTGGGAACTACTTTTTTCTATTTATTTTTACTTCCATGTATCCCATGGCCCGTGGTCCTCGTCGCTTGGTACATCCCGATAGAATATGTGGTCCCCAATGACGGCCGTAGGCCGCATATAACGCGCCCAGTCGGGCCGTACGTAGTAAGCATGATAATGGGTTGCGTAGCCTGTAACGTCGCTTATAAAGCCCCCCATGGCCCCTGAAGCGATCCATTTGGCCACTAGAAAGGCTTTCTGGTCGGTAGGTGTGTCGGATCGGCCGTCACAGTAGAAGGAAAAGGCGCAGCGGTTCCGGGTCTCCCCGCCGGCGGTCACAACCTCGCAGACGGTGTCAGGGAAGCGTGGGTCGTAAACTCGCTCGAGTACCACCTGCGCCACTGCGAGCTGACCCTGCAGGTCTTGGTTGCGTGCCTCGAAGTAGATCGCGGTAGCGAGACACATCAGAGCTGAGGTAAACATCAGCGGTGCTCGATTGCTGCTTCGACTTCGTCGAGTAGCTGCTCAGCAACTACCACCGCCTCTCTGGCCAGTTGATCCGTAGAGCGACTGTGTTTTGCAAGCAGTGCGTGCAGGGCAACGGCCGAGACCGTGGTGAGTAAGATTTTGTATTCATCGTGCGTCATAGCATTCCCCTTTCTTTGAATCGTTCGACTGATAAAACCATTTTTCTAATTCTTCGGTAGGCACCCCAGTCATGAAGCTGATTTGATGTATGCGCCACCCCTCTCGTAAATACCTAAAGGCATCATCGAGCTCGACGAGCATTGACTGGCGCTCTCTGTCTTTTTTATTTCGTAACCTTTTATTTTTTTCAACGTCGATGCCTAGTTCTTCGTTTAACTCTTTGCTTCGTTTAAGTTTACGAAGCGCTTCACGTTCTAATTGTCTTATCCTTTCCCGGCTCAAGCCGAAAAGGTCCGCTACTTTCTGCAAGCTTTTAGATTTTTCTCCATCTAATCCGTAGCGCAAAATAATTATTTTCTTATGCCTATCGCTAAGTCTCTCTTTGTCCAGCGCGGTAGATATTAAAACAGGGAGCTGCTCTTCACTTAAAAGCTCTAGCGGGTCGGTGACCGATGCCGTTTTATAGTCCGTCATCATAGCAGTCCCCTTTCTTTCAGGATTTTATAGTTGGCTTTATGTGCGGCTTCTATTTCTTTTTTATTTTGTCCGCTGTACGGGACCGCGAGGTGCTCCGTGATCAACGCTGCGTTGATCGTGAGCTCGCCATCGATCTTGATCGTGCCAAGATACTCCCCGTATTTACTTTTCTCTTTCGTGGTGAGCCTGTAGGTGCCACCTTCGTGCAGCATTTGCATCACGAATCCTTTGGCAAGTAGCCCCGCCTTTTTCTCCGTAGCGCTTCTCGAGCGGCACTCGGGAGTATCCACGCCGTAAAGACGAATGCGCTCACCGCGACGCCAAGTATCAAAGCCAAGATCAATGTCAACATAAACAGTATCTCCATCGACAACACGTACAATCGTGCAGTTATATTCATACACCTTCGCTCACTCCTTTTGCCTCAAGCTTTTCGATGAGCTTATTCAAATACCAACGCGCTTTCTTCGCATCTTCTACACCATTCTTTCCCCACATCCTGATTAAATATTCAGTGGCTCTGTCCCAGTCAGAAAACAAATTATTCGGCACACCCAATGCCTCGGAATTTCGTGCGAGGTCTTGGCGCAAATCGTAGACCTCGTAACCTTCGTGCAGTTGATAATGCTTAGGCTTGTTCACGTTGTCTGTCATTCTATTCTCCCTTCTTACTGTATCGTTTAGGAGTGAGCCCCACTTCAACTACATTTTGCTTAGGTCGCAGGCTGTTATATTTAGGAGTCACTTTGTATCTGCCATCCTTCCGCAGATAAATGAATTGACGCACGCGCTCGTTATCGGCGCACCACTTAGCCTCTTCGAGCGCGTCTTTAAAATCATTAAAAATAATCGACATGATTACTTAGGCGAAACGGTTACGGATAAATCTTTCACGGTTAAGGTGTGGCCTTGGGCCGTGGTCCCCGATACGCTAACCGTGACGCTTTCTTTTTTATTCCCGAATATTCGGTCAAAATTCTCGTCGAACTTTTCTTTGCTCACGCTAAGTGGTCGTTGCTTGCTACCCTTTCCCATAAATTGATCCTTCTGGTCTTATTAAATAAGTGATGTCGCCTTTGTGAGCACTCTCACCTTCAGCGATTTTGGTTATCGTTCCGCCTTTAGCGAGAAACTCTTCGGTCTGCTTTTTAATTTGCTCGCGGAGTTTCTCTCTGTCCTTAGGGGTCAGAACGTCGATCTTTGTCATCATGTAACTGCTCTCATAATGGGTACGCATAATTGACCGACTCTTCATTAACTGAAAGAGTCACTGCGCCGTTTTTCGTGTGGAATCTTTCTGCTACCTTGGTTTTAGGTGACATAGTTATGACCCGTGGTTCGTGGGTCTTGGATGCCAATTCAAGCAGAGCTTGAATCAGTTTACTACCTGCACCTTGTTTATAGGACCACAGCGAGTAGGGAACGATGATGTCACCGGCTATCGTATTGTTAGCAATGGTGATCAGGTCCGCCTCGGTTTCGGGTAGGAACTCGGCAAAAGCTAAACAGGCCACGGCCTGTATGTCTTCGTCCTCGATCCACCCGTACACCAAGAAGGGCTCTTGAAATCGGCGACGTGCGTCGCCGAATAGAAAAGGCGAGCGGACTGGATCGTCTTCGATCAGTCCGACGTTTAGCTCAGTTAATTTTCTCAGCATCAGGTCTTCCCAGTTTAAACGCAGAAACACGAGCCTCGTAATTGAGCTCGACTAAGTCTTTGATGGTTTTATCAGGATTATCGAGCGCGTTCTTCAGGGCGTCGATAATTTTAATCTTGTCGACGAGTCTCATTAAATCAAAATGCTCGGCGGCCATTTGCTGCATATCTTTTTCGTGCTCTGTCATTCTGCTCTCCAAATGCGGATACCTTCATTTTCTTTGCGGGCGACGAACTTCTGATTCCAACGTCTCCCAGTGGTCATAGCTGCGCGGTAAGCGCGGCCATTAATTTTTTCATCCTCGAAGTAGACGCTGTCGCCAACGTCCATGTCAAGGAACGGGTACTTGCGGGCCCGAGTAGACTCGGGCAGTGGAACATCTTTTTCAATTTTCATTTTTCCTCCGAACATTCAATAGATGGATCGTAAGCGGGCCATGTCCCGTCGGCCACGAACTCGCAATATTGATTAACATGCCGCTGGGCCTCTTCGAGGTCAGCGTTACCAGCGAGGGAAAGGGCCGCGACGAGCGCGGCCAAGGCGAGTAATATTCTCATTACGCTGCCTCCCCGTTGTAAAAACGGTGGCCCTTGATGGACCACTTTTCGATCACGGCACGGCCGCTGTCGTCTTCATCGACAACGATGTAGGCCACAGTCTTCTTGACCAACGCATAGCGCCAGCCAGAATCGTTGATGGGTCTTTCGGACACCCACACGCGGTGCGGGTATTCGGTGTTCCGGCCAGTGGCCAGATCAGGATGCAACACGAGGCCTTCGCCGTGCGTGTCGTACTCGAAGAACTTCCCGCAGTCGCACTCGGTGAAACAACCACCGTCGAGGATGGGGTAAACTGAAGAGGGGGCGTATGCCATATTACTGTCTCCTGTATGGTGTCGGCCAATCCGACAAAAAGATGGTCGCATACTACGGGACCACCTGCAACTACTTTTTACTACTTTTAATGGATTACCCTATGTTTATTTATGGACGATTCATCGGCGTGCTCAAAATTCAATCGCATGGTAAGCATGAACTCATCCCGGCCCATGCCTGACTCTACTGCAGCGTTGCATAGAAGCGAGCTGAGCACGCACATGAGCTCGGGATACGTTATGTCCTGATTGTCCTCAACGTGCTCTACAGCGGCCTGTATGGCGTCGTAGAGCTCGACGATTGCGGTACTAAAGTCCTCAAAAGATTTCATCGCTTCAGCCACCTAGAAATATCCACAGTCCTTTCCCTCAGGATAGCATTTTCCCAGTGCCTGCAGTCAAAGCAGAACCACCCTTTTCGTATCGGATACGGTTCTGGCCTGTGCTCATCAGGCTCCGAAAAACCAATGATCTGAACTATTTCTTTGCCACAGGGACAGGGCTTGCGGCTTAGGTCATCACTCATAACGCATCGGCTCCACTTTATGCTTGCCGATAATGCCATGCTTGGCCTCTACGAGGCGCACAAAGTCTTTGGCAAACAGGTCCGCGGTCTTCATCTGTTTCGCAGCTTCCATGTAGAGCAGGAGGATTTCCTCGTCGTCTAACGGCTTCTGGCCCAGTAGCAGGGCCTTTATTCTTTTAAAAATCATATCTTTCCTTAAATCTGTCGTGGATTTCTTCGAGGATGCTTGAGTCGTCGGTCAGTTTGCGCTGTAGCCACTCTGCCGGCCGCCCGCGACTGTCTAGGACCACATAGTCAGCTTCTGAATACCCGTAGTATTCAAGGTCACTGTGGCACTGGCGGGGGTCTCTCGACACCGGTGGGTAATACTCATAGTCGAGCACACCAATCTGGCACGGGATTCCGTCTACTTTATAGTCGAAGATCAGCACAAAGTCGCTCATGACTTAAATACCCCCTTCTTCTCGAGCTCGCGTAACGCACGGCCTTGCACTTCTTCCCGGGAATAACCAAAGAACGTGTGCTTGGTTGTACCTATTTTAACTGTCGCTTTGTACCACTTGGGTCCTATTTTAAAAATCGCCATTTCATTCTCCTGTATCTGTCCCATCTTCAAGCCTCATGATTTCCGACTCATCGAGAGAGTCGACTAAGTTTACTTTGCGACGCCTGCCTCCTTTGCCAATCACCGTAAGGTTAACTGCAGTGATGTCCACCTGTTCGGGTAATCCGAATTCTGCAGGAAGCATGTCGTATTGTACCTCAACGTCCAAGGTCAAGAATGTCCGATATGTCTTTGTCATTGCGATGCTCCTCCTCTAATTTTTTGGCGGTCTCTGGGTCACTCTCACGTAGCAGAGTCAGGAACCGGTCGAGGATCAGCGACGATGCCATTTTGCCGATAGGCACACGGTAATATTTCCCAAGCTCCCTGAGCATCGCATAGTGTTCGGCTCTAATTATGACCGTGAGCCACGGTTTGGTGCGCGCGCGAGGCGACGCAGGCCGCTTATACGTAGCGCCGGGAATGCCTCCCCGGCGTCGTTTGGCACGGGCCTTTTTAGGGTTTTCTTCGCTCATTCGTGTCTCCTTTCTGTGAATGTATCATAAGTCTAGCTTAATTTATGATACACGTCTACTCTGCTTCGCCCCATGAGGGACCAATCTCAACATCAACCTTACTGGGCACCTCTAATTGCACCGCATCGCGCATTATTTCAGCGGCAGCCTCGGCCTCTTCACGGCTCTTTACACTCAGCGCAACCTCGTCGTGAACCTGCAGAAGGATGTTGTAGCCTGCTTCATGTAGCTTGAGCATTGCAGCCTTGGTCTGATCTGCGGCACTGCCTTGGATTAAACGGTTAAGACCCTTGTAGGTCATCGCCCTGCGGATACGTGCGCCGTATTTTGCATAAGCTTCTTCGTACGGAAGGGCCTTATTGATGCCCCATTGCATGGGCTCCCACAGTGGGAACCGGCACTTACGGCCGAGCAGGGTACGGATCGAACCGCCCGAGGCGGGGTACTCGATTCGCTTCTGTACGGCGCTGATCGTGCCTTTCAGGAACGGGACCTTCGCGTGGAATGTCTGGATAAGCTCGCCGGCCTCGTCTGCTTCTAGGTCCAGTTGTACCGCTAGCTTGCCTTTGCCCATGCCGTACATCAGCCCGAGCCCGATAGTCTTTGCCTGCTTACGTGAGATACCTGCCATGTCGGCAACCATTTGGTGAAAGTCAGTATCAGGGTCTTCGTTGTATGCGTCGGCCATTGTCTCGGCGCCCTCGAGCTGCAGCATGCTTGCGTAGTGTACGAGCAGGCGCGGCTCCTGTGAGCTGAAGTCGTTAGCGGCCCATAGTTCTCCCTCTTCAGGCAGGAACAGGCTGCGGACCATTGGTCCGATCACAGGGTGACGCGCAGGCACCTGCTGTAGGTTCGGTTGGTTCATGGACAGTCGGCCAGTAACTGTGCCGCCGCCCTCACCGCGCAACTGATTTATGTGGGAATGAATCCGCCCGTCGGTCTCACTTGCCTCGAGGTACGGCTGCAGGAACGTGTTGTGTGTTTTATTTATTTCACGCGCCGCAACGATGGCCTTTGCAAGTTTATGATCGCAGCCCTCCAAGAATGAACGCGTAAAGCTCGGTTGGCCTGTGCCAGTTGAAGGGTAGTCTATGCCTAGCTTGTCGAAAGCCTTGGCTATACTCGCAGCGGCCCACATGTCCACAGGTACGCCTGCCTCTTTCTGGATACCGGCGAGCAGTTTCTGCTCGTCTTTTTTAAGCTTCTCGATGAGCTCCTCAGCCTTGGGTCGGTCAAAGCGTATGCCTTTCTTGGTGATATTGGTCAGGATAGGAAGCATCTTGGTCTCGAGCTCGAAGATTGACTCGACTTCTTCTGAGCGCAACATGGTCTCGAGGTGATGCCATAACTTCAGCGTGAGCGCGGCATCCTGTTCCCCGTACGCGCCGACATACATTGCAGGAAGTTTCCAGAGCTCTTTCTTGGGGTGTACGCCGAAGTCTGCCGCTGCTTGCTTAAGTGCCTCTTCTGACTTTACCTCTTTGAGCATGTCAAAACCCAAAGAGTTAAGCGCAAAGCTGAAGCGGTTCTCGTCGACGAGGCCTGCCGCAATCATTGTATCAATGATCTTGCCCTTAACCTCAAAGCCTGAGGCCAGTAGCCACCCGAGGTCGTACGCTGCGTTGTGCATAACCTTCGGGCATGGCAAGAGCAATATGTCCTTGATCCATGATTCGACAATCCGCTTATCGAGGTTGCCGCCACCGCCATGTGCAATGGGGTAATATCCGCACCATCCGTCAACTGCGACGGCGTAGCCGACGATGAACCCGTCGTTACGTGGCCAGCCGGGTCCGAACTTTTCCATGTTCGGATCGCAGGTCTCGAGGTCGATAGCTATTTCTTTAGCGCTCGACAAGTCTGGAAAGTTTTGGGGCGGTAGCCACTCGCTGACACTAGGGAACATGGATGTCGTATTATTCAAAATCTAAAACCTCTTTCTTCGTTTTTTGGTAGCACTATGTGCAGCGCGTGTTTGGTTCGCGTGACGCCTACATAAAGCAGCCGGTTTATGTCATCGGCGTTCTTTGCGTATTCTTTTGCAAATTTTGGACTAAGGTCCGTCAGCAGCAGCACATTGTCGGCTTCGCCACCTTTTGCGCCGTGGATAGTGGACAGTTGAATCGGGGGCCGTGAGCCAAGTTTCGCGCCGCGCTTTAGCACAGCGATGAGGTAATCACGTTGATCCTCGCCGATCTTAGTAAGGGCCTTGTGCCATATCTCATCGGTGAGCAGGCCGTGGTTTTCTTTCAAGTCAGACATGTTGTACAGCAGCTCTGGATTTATATTCTTAAGCGACTTATGCCCACGCTTCACAGCAGCGGCAGGCAGGTGCTTGTAGACCTTCTGTACCACCTCATAGTTAACTGACTTGCCTGCGCGTAACCTTTCCCACCCCACCACGGCGGTCACCACCGAGTCAGCGATGCTCCGTTGTCCGTGGCGCTCGAAAAGTAAGCCTTGAGACTTGATCCAGTTGTGCAGGTCGTTGAGCATGTAATTAGTCGAAGCCATCACGAGCCACTGGCCCTGCGTGATGTCTACCTGCTCATACTGGCTGTAGTATTTTATCTCACCGCGCTCCATTCGCGGCATCCAAAACTTAGGCTGTCGCTTCTGAATGCGCCCTGCAATCTCATTAGCAAGGGAGAACACCCGCTCAGGTATTCGGTAGGATTGGTCTAGGACCTTTACTTCACCCTCGCAGCTTAGGAAGCTTTCAACGTCCGCCCCTGCCCACGTATAAACTGCCTGATCGTCGTCGCCGGCGATGTACGTGCGGTCGGATTTTTCAGCCAATGCCATAACCAGTTTCCACTGTAGGCGCGAGAGGTCCTGCGCCTCGTCGACAATCAGCACGTCAAGTGTAGGTAAACGCTCAGCCTGTTCGACGATACGCTCGAGCAGGTCCGTAAAATCCATTAGCAGGTGTGATGCTTTGAACCGGCGGTAGGAACGCTCTACGTACTCGAAGTGAAACCACTCTATGTCCATGTTGCTGCGGTTGTAGTGGACCCGCAGGTCCTCGCCGCGGATGCGTGCGATATTGATTTCGTTAAGGATTGGATGATCGGCATGGACCACTGAGTCTTCAACGCTAGTGCTTATTTCAAGCCCGCACTCTTTCGCAAAAATCGCATAGTCCGCCGGTGTCATCATGTCCTTATGCCCGACGCCAAGACAGTGGTACGCCAGAGAGTGCAGCGTGCGGAACCATGGGAAATCCGTCTCCGCATTGAGGTGCGGAAACTTCTGGATCGCGCGGTCGCGTGCCTCAGTCGCTGCTTTACGCGTAAAGGCAAAGTAGCCTATGTCCATCGGCAATGTGCCGCCGCTGAGCTCCTGCTCGGTTATGTTAAGCAGGTACGTAGTTTTCCCTGAGCCGGGTGGTCCGAAAACTTTAGTCAGCATTAGAACGGCACCGAATTATCTTTCGTGGGCGTATCGAACGGTGAATCCTGCCGAGTAAAAGTCGGCATTTTCCAGAGCCTGACCGTGCGTCCCTTAAGCGATAGGCTCGTTGGTTCGCCGCCCATGTCGCGCAGGCGCTGAGCAATTTTAGGTGCTGATAGCTGAGCGAAGCTGTTGCGACGCAGGTGTGCCTCAAGGTCCTTGATTCGGAAGTACACTGATCCGTGGTCCTCGTCGGTCCACACTCGGCCCATCAATATCTCATCGCGGTCCATGGCCTGCTGCAGGTGAGTCGTGAACTCTTCGACAAGGTCCGCGAATCGGCCAGTAATGGTTGTGTCTTCACTTGCCTCAGTGATTGACTCGAGCTCTACCATCTCTTTCAACAGTTCGTTGATCAAGGCCTCCCAGTCATTCTTTTTCATGCTAGGGGGCAGGAGATTCAGGCGCTCCATGCAGGCCTTTTGAAAATACATTTGATTAAAAAGGGTCTCTGTCTCGAGCTCGATGCGGCGCCCGTTAACGTCAAGAAACCACAAAGGCGGCTCGCTCGCGTACTTGCTCAGCGCCGACATCTGAGGGCTATCGGGCCCGTCTCCGCCCACGCCGTGCGGGCGTTGCCTGCACAGGCCTGAGTTGCAGAAACTATTGATCGGAGCGTCCTTGCACTTGTACTTATATTCTTTTTTCTCGAGCTGTTTCGTGATCAGTTGCAGTTCCTGCATGCTGAGCGGGGGCGTCATATATTTCATGTTGTACGCCATGAGCTCGTCTTCCCACTTAGTAGGATAAGCTTTACGCAGATAGATGCCGAGGTTAAAAAGGCCGTTGTTCCGTGTTCCTTCAGGAAAGCCCTGTGTACAAAGCGCCTGTAAGCATGGCGGTCCGTCTTTTACTGGCTGCTCTTCTTTCTGCGGGGGTGCAGGCGGTTCGAGTTTTTCCTGCACGTTCGCATCGTACATCTCGAAGAACTCTTCGAGCGTGGCAGCGCTGCCGTCTTCTTTGATGGCATAGCGCAGGGTCTTGTCCCCGCCGAAGTAAGGCAGGTTCAGGAAGTTGCCAGTATCGCCGCGGTCCACGAGGATTTGCGCTTGCTTAGGGAATATCTCACGGCCGGCCTGACCGAGCAGGCTCGCGCAGGAGTTAAGATATTTCTGCATGTCCGCTGCAGGCACGGGGTCCTTGGTAAACGCAAACACGTGCGCGCCTCCTGACTTGCTTCGGCAGGATACGAGCGGAAGGTTTAGCTTCTTAATCTTGGCCACCAATGCGGCAAGGTCTAAGGGGTACTGGTCGATGTCGATACAGCCCCAAATGCAGGTGTTGTCTGCTCGAATAGGGATGATGCCAAGACTTGGGTCGTGACCGTCAAAATGTTTTTGCCACAGGTCATCGGTCGGCGGTTTCCGAACTACGAACGCTTGTCCGGCCTGCTTACCGGATTCCTTCTGTGCTTCGATCTTGTATGTGCCGTACGCTATGTCAAGGCCCTTGAAGATCGACTGAAATTTCTGCAAAGCATTCATTCTTCTTTCTCAGTCAAAAAGGCCCGCATCGCTGCGGGCCACAGGTCCTAGAATATGTTGTGAGACTCTCCGCTGTCTTTTGAGGAGCCTTCTTCTTGGTGCTTGACGTTAACGTCGCCGGCTTTGATTGAGGTAGCGAACTGCTTTGCCATCTCATAGACGCCGCCGTCTTCGACTTGACCAACGCGCTCGATTTCCCAACCGTGCCACTTGCCCTTGTCGTTTGACTCAGACTGCACAGTGAGTCGATAGATTTGACTGAACATTGGAGGGGTGAACAAACCGTTCGATCCCTTCATCTTCACTGACATCATCATGCTGTTCCACTTGCGCGACTTTTTGAGCTGCGTTGATTTCATGACGATAAGGGCCGGATTGGGTACGCCGTCCTTATCAAGCACCATGACATAGTGGTTAGCTGTGTTTTCTATGTAGTTGCCATTGTCGAGGTAATCCTTGTTATCGCCCGGCTCGCGGTGAGTGCGCGATAGGATGTCTGATGTGGCAGCGTAGATGTTAACAGGACCGCCGCTGCCTTGGCCACGGGGTGCCCATTCAATGTACTGCCGTACGTAAGCGCAGGGGATTACTTGAATACCTGCTTTACCGTCAAACAATTCACCGGTGACTGAGTTGTAGATCATGCCGGGGCTTGCGCCATCGACTTCGCCTATCTCAGGTGACATGTTAGTCAGGATTCGGAGAAAGGGCAGCGCAAGATCGTCTTGGCCCATTTCCTCAAAACCGGATACGTCCGCTTCAAAATTAACCGCGAGTGCTACTGCGGTGTTTCCTTTTACTGCTACTTCAGCGTTTTCTGCTTTAGCCATGGTTCTTTTTCCTTTTCTCTTTAAGATTTAATGATTGCTTTTTGGCCTATGTAAGCGCCGAACAGTTCGGTTGGGAACTCATTGCCCCGCTCAACCTGCTCTTTAACCCATGCCTTGAGGGTCATGGGCTCTATCTTCTCAGCTTGCTCGGCAGGATAGCCTTGGTCGCCAAGTAGACCCAGTAGACGAGAGCAAAGCTCGTCTTCGC